GCGGGTGGCGAATTCATATTCCTGCTTATCATCGAAGTCAAGTTCATCGTAGACGGCGGCATTTGCCTTTGCCGTAAAGTCTGTGGCGGGCTTGACCTCGGCGGTCAGACCCAGGTCTGCCTTTTCCGCGCCCGGCTCTTTGCGCCCATCCTGCGCACAGCCGACGCAGGACAGCAATAGTACCGATGTAAGAAGCATTGCTGCAATACGTTTCATAGCCGTTCTTTTTCCATCTCCTTATTGTTCGCGGATAACAGGTGGCTGCCAGCTATCCAGTGCTGTCATATCCGGTACATAGATCCGCATGAACAGATGAAATTCCCCGTCGGAAACAGGCAGCCAGTTAGAGGTGTCTTCCGGTGCATCTTTGGACAGGATAATATCCAATGTGCCGTCCGCATTCAGCTTGAAGTCGGAGCGGTCGTTGATGCAGTAGCGGTCGATGGAATTGTCAATGAGGAAATCATCCTCTCCGTAGGCGGTCACGGACCAGAAGCCGCCCTCCAGCGTGGGAGGAAGGGTTTCAAAGTGGAGCGTATACTTCTTTTCTCCGGTCAGCGCTGCGCCGGTCTCATCCACCGCTGTCTTGGGATAGATCGCCACGTCCACGGTGTTGGCGCCAAGCCCCACCAGCGCTACCATCGCGCGGTAAGTATACTCCGTGCCGAAGTCGCCGATGGGCTTGCCGTAATAGATCCACTGACCGAGCTTCTGCTCATACTTCGCGCCGTCGGCGGCAAGCGTGGCGCGAAGCCCCTGAATCATCTGCGTCCAGCGCTCGGCAGCTCCTTCGCCCAGGAGGGCGCCGTCGAAGGTCTTGCCCGCGCCCACATTGATGGCGGAGAGTTTCTTCAGCAGTTCCTCATCCGCATCGGCGGGCGGGTTGACCTGCATCAGAGCGTTCGCCGTATTGAAAAACTCTGCTGGCGTCATGGAAAGCACCTTGTTCACGGGAACAAAGTCATTTTCCTCTTTATAAGCTCCCTGCGGTGCGGTATACTCGCCTCCCTGTATATAAGCCGAAAGAGGCAGGAGCTGCATCTGCTCCTGAATGGCATAGACATTGGGCAGATCCTCGTTCCCGGACAGCACCGTGCGGGTGATCGACCACACCGTTGCGGTGGGCACGTCCACGCGCGTCACACCGTCGGGCAGCTCGCCCTCCCAGTCGGGAAGCGCGATGGCATAAGCGCCCGCCTTGTCCAGCACGGCGGCGGTGTTCGTCCACGCATCCAGAAGCTGCACATTGCAGAAGCGATCCGTTTCCGGCAGGACGTAGACCATAGGCTCTGTGCTGATGTCAAGCCATGCCTGCGAATAGACGGTATCGACGTTCGGCGTCACGACGGTGCGGAAAGAGGCGTCCGCCAGCTTTTTTGTATGGTTGAACTGATTGATGGGCGCACGGCCAGTCATGGTCCCGTCCGTATTGGTCGATAATGTTTTGGTTGCGTCGGTCAGCACCAGCGGGAACGCATAGATGTATGCCTCGCTGACCGTTTCCCACACGGTTTCAGTATCCGGTGTATCCGGCTGCGTTTTTTGGGCAGAGCAGGCGGAAAGAAGCCCGCAGGAAAGCAGCGTAAGCAGCGATAGTAGAATTGCAAGTATCTTTTTCATGTTGTCCTCCTATGATTCTCTTCTGTTTTTGGTCATCTCCTCGGAACGGTTTGTGCGTATGGATTAACGATGAAGTCGTTTGTGATTTTCTCTTTATGGTAAACTATCGATTATTCCGCCCCTTTCTTTCCGCAAGCCTTGAAAGCTCTTTTTTGACCGCTTCGATTTGTGGGTCAAACAGCGCTCGCTCGGCAAAGATCATATAATTGTTGATGGCGAGGATCGACAGATGAACGAACGGCGCAACCTCTTCGTCGGTGCAGCCGAGGATCTCCGCAATCCTGCCCGTGTAATAAGGGTATCTTGCCGCAAGCCGCACAAGGGAAGGCTTTACCTTTTCTCCGTATTCGCGCGACACACATACGCTGACCAGAAAGCGCATGGTAGGCGACATTTTATCCGCCAGCTCACCGAGATGATCCATCATGCTTTTGATGTCACTAATATCTTCAAACACGATGTCAAACGCAGCTTTTTCAATTCGACTGATCGCTTCCTCGGCGCAGGCAAGAACGATTTCCTCTTTGGTGGAGAAGTAATAGTAGATGCCGCCGTTTTGCAGCTTTGCCGCCTTACAGAGATCTTTTGTGGTGGCAACGGTCAGCCCCTTTTCGATAAAGCAGTCAAGGCAGACGCCTACAAGCTCCTGTCTCTTTTCAGCTTTCTTTTCTTCCCTCAAAACACAACCCCCCATTTCTGTGCATTATCCAGTGTTTCTTATAATAGTATATCAGACCGCGCAAAATAAATCAAGTGCTTGCTTGAATAAGAATTATAAATTTCGTTATCTTTCTTATTATTTCCGCTATTTGTTTGTATTTATGATACATAGTTTAGAGTCATGCCTTTTTTCTGCATAATCAATCGTATTTTTCGAGCCACTTGGCTGTCCGTTGATTCAACCGCCTACGGTATTTTGTTAACTGTTGAGATAAAATCATAAAGCAATGCACCCCCCTAAAATAAAAATGCACCCCCCTGAACCGAAATTGCCCCCCTCCGACTGCAGGTTGCACCCCCATAAAATAGTTTCTATTAAAATTAAAGTCATTTGCCAAAAGCACTCGAGCAATCGGGTGCTTATTTTTTTTGGTAAAATGCGAAAAAACGGCTTATTTGCTATGTTTTTCAATCACTCAGCCTTTGCTTTTTGAGTGCCGTCTGTGCCGTTTCAAGCTGTGATTTGTAATTATCTCTTGCGGTTGTAATTTTTTCAACCTCTGCAACAGTTTTGTAGTTTGCAAGCACCGCCTTGTCAAAATCCGCTTTTTTCTCTTCGGGTACGGTAATGCAGATTTCAGAGAGAAGTGTGTGTATATTCTTCATAATAAAATCCTTTCTGCATAGCTTGTATTCCGCTTTGCCTGCGGTAGAAATTCAGCCGTATAAACCTACGGCAGGGTAAAATAAAAGCACCTGTGCAGTCACAACACAAGTGCTTAATCAGCAATATTTTTATTTTTGGTATCCTGTACAGCAACCACAAAGCCTCTGCCCATAAGGCTTTCCGCTCGCTCCTTGGTACACTCAAAAACCTCGTTTACTGGTCTGTTTATAGAGCCGTTCATCTTATCGTTGAACGATACTACTACCTTTACTTTCATTTTATCACCTCATTTCGGATTTAGGGTATTAAAAAAGCACTCAGCTTGTGCTAAGTGCTAATAATAAACTTATAAACCTGGTGTAATTTCTTTTATTCCCTTTGCGGTTTTATACATTCTTTGCATTATTGTATTTTCCGAAAGATATTCAAGTCCTTTGAGTGTAATGCGAATACCCTGATTATCAACTATCGTTCATTACAAATCCTCGTTGTTTTTACGAATTGACAAGTTGAAAAGTCCGAAAACAAGCCGTTTTTACGAATTGCAAGCCTTTAAAAGCAGGTTAAAATAACATAACCGCCCACAAGGAGCGGTTAGTCTTCTTCCAAATAGTCAAACTCATTTGACATTGAACGCTTTTTCTCTTCTTCTGAAAGTTCATCATTGCCAATAGAGCTTAGTATCTTTTTTATTACCGAATCATCTTCATGGAATATTCTTTTCACTCCAAATCACTCCTGACTTTGTTTTATTAAGAAGTTTACTTATAAACTTGTCATATTCTGCATCGGTATTATTTTTAACCATTTTCTTTTTTAGCCTGTTATATTCAAGTTTAAAAACTTCGTCGTTAAAATTATCACCTTTTGTAATAAATTCTACATCACCATTATTTTTTACGATTGTTAATGTTTTTAATGACTTTAAATTTTTAAACAAAGAAATATCAACATCAGAAAAGCTACTGTTTCTCGGATGATTATGTAAAACAGTTAAATCTCTGCCCATACCGCCTAAAGTTGTGCCAAAATCCAACTTATCATCAGAGCCTAAAAATATTTGCTTATCAGTTAAGTCTTCACGAAAAGCAAACGCAACTTCTTTATTGTCATTTTGTTCTTTTGAAAATTTCAAAATCTTCTTATGTTGTTTTTGAATTTCAACCCTTTGTTCTTCAGAATATCCGTCAATATCAACTTTCGGCACTCGCTCGATAGCTTTATCTGTTATTGGCGTAATAGGCTTTTTATTTTCCTCTTTTATTATACCACTATCGCCCGATTTTTCAACACCGAATTTACCTTTAAAGGTATGATTTTCTGTGTTTTTAATCGGCAAAGAAGTGGTTTTTATTCCGCCTATCGGTGAACTGGCTTTTTTAGGCTTTGTAATACGATACTCACCGTCTTTGTGTCTGCCTTTTGGAAAAAGCCGACTTACCCTCAGCCTTACACCGCTATCATACGGTTTTGGCGGTCTGTGCTGTTTTAGATGAGCCACAAGCAAAGCCTTAGCCGATTTTATTCTCGGTGAATCGTAAAATATCAGCTTGCCCTTTACGATCCTCACTCTGCGTTCCTGAGCCGTTACAGTCGGCACTTTTTCCATTTTCATAAAAAATTATGTTACTGCTTTATCCATAGTAAAACCTCTGATTTTTGCTTTTATCCTTTGAAATGTAAATCTTATGCGTTCTTGTCATTTCGGCTATGCGGCTGCCTAATGCCTCGTCAATCGCCGCAATTTCGTTTATGGAAAGCTCGGAGCTTATCACTGTTGGCAGCTGCTCGTTGTAGCGGTGGTTTATGATTTTAAAGGTTGTATTCACATCGGCGTTGCTTATTCCCTCGCCGCTGCGTGTCTTGAAAAAATCGTCAATATACAGCACATCGGCATTTTTTACATTGCTCATAAGTTTTTCGTACTGCTCAGCGTTTGTTACTGCTTGCTTAATAGCCGTTATGTCATCGCCCCAAAGCATATACCTTGCGGATCTGCCCTGCTTTAACAGCGAACCGATTATTGCTGAGCAGATATGCGTTTTTCCGCAGCCCGACTGACCGCCGATGTAAAACCAATCTACGGGATTGGTTGCGAAATCCTCGGCGCATTTCTTTATGTAAGCCTGCCATTCGCTCTTGACAATATATGTTCCGAAATTGTACCTTTCAATCAGCCTTGCAAGTCCGCTTTTCTTAATTCTCTTAAGCTCTGCTCTCACCTTTAAGCACTCGCAGGGTCGGCTAACCACCTCAAAGGTTTCTGTACCGCAAAAATCCCTTTTTACTGTGCTGTATATCGTACCCTTGTTTTTGCATTTATCGCAGTCATAGCCTGTCAGCCTGCCTGTTTGCGCATTAAAAATATCTGCCTCTCGCTGTGCCTTTTCCTCTGCCGTAAGCTCAGAGTACAACCTCGCCTGTGTTAAACACTCCTGTGCTCCGTCTTTTGGCAGGTACTTTTGAATTATTCTTTCGTATGCCGTCAACCTCATCACTCCTCTTTAATAACCAACGGTCTATATAGCTTTTTATATCATAAAGCGATTTTCTGTTATCGGGGTGCAGTTCAAAATACTTAGACATCTTTACGAGTTCGTTTTCAACATCAATCAATGTGTAAATATTTTTTAAATTATTCAACTGAGAAAATGTCACTTGATAATCACTTTCATCTTTCAACAATAAAGAAATAAAAACATCGGTTTTCTTTTCTTTTTCTTTTATTTTATTTACTTTTATTTGTGGCATATTTGTTGCAGAAACTTCGGTTTCTGTTGCAATAACCTTAGTTTCTGTTGCAGAAACACCGTTTTTGGGTGCATTTATTAAAGCCGCCTCGCAATTTTCTTTTCCGAGCAGCCAAAATTTTGATTTATCCACCTTGTTCCTAACAGTCACTGAATCGTAGCGTCGCTGAATTCCGACAGAGGTCATAACATTTTGCCGCAGGAGGTCTTTGTCAAATAAGCCTATATCCGCACAATAATCTATAACTTGTCCCACAAGGTTTTTGTTTTTAATCCATTTAGCACCAATGTCCCTGCACAAAGTCAAACACACCTGTTGTAAAGGCACATCAAGAAAATACCCGTTTTCGTAAACATACTGCAAACAGAAGTCGTATATCGTGTATCCCAACGGCCCGTATTGATTTAACAGATCCATTATTTTAAAATCGTTTCTCCTGTTTGTGTCTGACGGGTAATAGTCCAAGCCTTTTTTAGCCGGTCTTGCCAT